TGACCTTAATACTCTTATTCTTGAAGAAAATTTATCGACATTCAATACTTTAACTATTTCAGTTCCTATTCCAACTTTAAATCTGTCATTTTCCCGAATTTTGGTTACATCACCAGAAATAGACATAAATGTAACTACTCCTGTTGCTGCTGCTGTTCCTATTCCTTGTGATAAAACATACTTATCAGATCTTATTCCTATCGCATATGAACCTTGTAGAGAGGTAGTTGTTGTAGATAAGGATCCAACATTTACAACTGTGGTGTTAAGTAAATTTATACTTGTGGTGGCAATACCTACAAAAGTATTTTGTGAATCTGGATAAAATTCTATATTTGAAACTGTCTCTTGAGATGCACTGATTTCTGATATATCAAATCCAGATAAAAGACTTACTTTTGCTGTTGCTCTGAATGATGAAGATACACTATCATCAAATACTAAAGTGTCATTGATCCGATAGTTTCTACCAGCAGACAAAATTCCAACTCTATCAACTTTACCTTTTTCGGCAAAATTTATTTTGGAATCTTGTGCCACAAAATTATTTGATTGTTTGATATAATCATATCCACTATAATCCTGATTAAATGCGTATGGATATGTATTTCTTATACATCCAGAATTTTCAAGATTATAGAAATCCTGACTTGATGACCTTAAGAAGTTAAATTTATTTGGTTTTGAATTATACGCATCACCTATGATATATGGAAATTGTGGTTTTTTAAAGTTTTTAAATATTCCGTCAGATGAAGATGTTTTATCAAAAGTAGCAAAGTAAGCGTAAGTCCCATTTGGAAATTCTGGTGTTATACAAAATCTACCATTATTTTCATCTAAAACACTATCATCTTGAGAATCTTTAAACGTAAAATCCTCAACAAAAAATTCTGGAGGGAAAATACTAGCTGGTGGTCTATTTGATTTTTTATTTGCTTCTTCTACATAACCTGATGATAATTGAACAATATCTCCACCATCTTTATTTTTAAAACCATAAGGGCCATATATTGGATGCCCATCATAGGCATAACCTAATATTGGTGAGTGAGAATCACTATCTGTCTCTACTCCATTTATCAAACTTAGATCTTTCTTACCAAATAAAACATTTCCATCAGCATCTGATGCGTATGATATTTTTCTTAAATTACGAGGAGCGTATACATAAGAACACTGTAAACCATAATCTCTATTAACAGGTGTGCTTATAAAAACATCATCATCATTTAAATTTAATAAATTTTTTCTAAATTCATTTATTGTCCACTTTTGTAAAACGGGATCGGTTTTGACACCTTTTCCTGCTGCATCAACTCTTACAAAAGTTGATGATACTCCATATCCAACTCCTCCACTTTGTATTTTTACAGAAATTATATTACCAGCAGAATTCATTTGAGGGACTAATTTTGCATCAGATCCAACTCCAGAAACAACCAGATCAGGAGGTGAATTATAGTCAGTTCCACCGTAACTTACACTGACATCAACTATCCTTCCATTTGAAACGACTGGTATAATAACTGCGTCTCTTCCAGAATTAAAATTAACATCAGGTTTTCTATTTAATCCGATAATTTCAGAAGCACCGTAACCCACACCATTGTTAGTTAAATTGATTGAAGTTATTTCCCCTCTTACAATAGGTTGTGCAATCGCATCATATGTTTTTCCAGCTACAGATGATAAACCTACTTTTCCCACAATTTGTACATTAATTGGTGGGTAATTGAATTTATGAGTTCCTAATCCAACACTTCTGAGATTTTGATATTGTTTTGTATCAAAATAAAAACTTTTTACTGTTGTGCCAACACCGACTGCTGATAATCTAAAATTATCTTCATCAATCGTTGTGACATAGTAATCAAGTGTTGTTGATAATCCATCTATAGATGTTCCGTCCACAGAGTATTGAACTACCTCACCACTATTAAATGTGTGATTGGGTATATTGATTACATTAGAAGCAGTGTTAATTCCAATGGTGTTACATGTTCTTTCTTTATTTTCATAATTTGATCCAGAATCTAATAATGCGATAGAACTGACAATCGCCTTACCATTCAAAGATTTAAAGACTTGGACACCGTTTCCAAAGTTTGTAATAGATATAGTGTTAAGACCCACTACAGCATCATCATATTTGGAGTGTAACTTGATTGAATACTCACTTATCGTATTAACATAATACACTGATCCTGTTGCTAAACCAACTAATGGAATGCCCCCCAGAGGGTCGTATATGACCCTCTCACCGTCTCTAAACTTATGATAGGTACTAAATCCTATTAAAGATGTATTTACACCAGCAGTGCTTGATGAAACAGATCCAATATTAACAGTGCCAAGTCCAACACCATCTGCATTAAATAAAACCTCATTCTCTACTCGGTTTAACTTTGCAGCTGCTTTTGCACCTGATCCATTTCCCCCCGTTATTTTTACTGTTGGATACTCAATATAATCAAATCCAGAGTCTATGATTCTTATTTCTTTAAATGATCCTTTTACTGAACATGTCCCTGTTGCACCAGATCCAACATTATCTGTAATTGCAACTAAGGGTGGGTTAATAACATCATAATCTTCACCTCCCTTGACAACATCTATGTTGTTTAATTCACCATAATAGACAGAGTTTTTAGATTTATAATTGAGTATTTCAGTTCCATTAATTAATATTCCAGTATAACCACTTGTTGTTTTTTGTTTTACATCACTTGGTATTGGAGTTGATATTTCTCTAAAGAGCTTTTGACTTTCAATGAATTTTCCATGATACTCAAATTTTTCAATATCATTAGAAGTAATTGTAACAGTATCAACACTATTGGGTGTTTTTACTTTGACAAAATTATTAGCACTTAAATCTGCTTGACTTTTAGCAAATTTTACAGTGTTAGAATCAACTCTTTTTACATAATATAAACCCTCGTCAAATATTTGACTAGCTATTGATTCTTGAACGATAAAAGTTCCATCAGGAAGAGTCGTTTCTACTTTTGTTTTCTCAGGTGTATAATAAACAGCATCACCTGAAAAATAATTATGATCAACTTGATCTGATATCTTTATCTCTTCATCATTTAAATTATATGTTCCACTAAAAGTAAATTTTTGTAATTTTGGGTTTAATTTAGTGACACCAGCAAATGGTAGTGAAGATGATGCAACTAAAACTTTATTTGAGTTTGGATCGGGATCAATAAAGGCATGTGGAGATGGTGTATGTTTTGCACCAACCATTCTTCTTCCTTTATGTTCATGAGATGGGCCATAGTAAGGAATTCCATTTACTAATCCGACATCTGGTTTTAAATAAACATTTTGAATGTTTGCAGTAAATGTATTTAAGTTAGGGTGGAGATCGGAATCAATTTTTGATATCCTACGTGTTACTTTTGTTATCTTAGTTGGATCTGAAATGCCGGTTCCAGTTATCAAACATGTATTTTTATCAAAAACATCAGTAACAGTGTAAATTTTATTAGAGGCAGGATCAAAATCAACGGTTATTTTATCGCCCCATTGTGCAGTTGTTGAAACTGATTCGTGAGTCGTTATTTTATCACCGATTCTTAATATATTTTGATCTCTTGTTTCAAGTTTATAAGTATTGTTAACAGAATCGACAACTAACAGTTTTTTTACAACATAACTTTGAGCTGTGTTAAATAACCAATTATTTTCTTTAAAATTACGACCTATTTTACCTAAAGATTTTATTTTTACTTTTGAACCAGTTTTTTGATAATATGTTTGATTTGGTATTTGTAATTCTTTTAAAACGGATCTTATTTTTATTCTAATTTCATCACCATTTATATTAGTTCCGTAAGCAAAGGTATCCTGATCGATTGATGTATTGTCTAATATGGTAGTTGTAATTCCTGTAGTGTTTATTCCTAAAAATTGGTTTATTGTTTTATCTGCATATGTACAAACACCAGTTGTTCCGTTTTTATATGTAAATGTTAAAGTTCCTGATTTTGGAAATCCTAAAGTAGAATCAACATCAAGATATGTTTGACCTATTCCTACTTGACCTATAATTTTAGTTTTTGAGTGATTTGAGAAATTACCGTAAGTTAATACTGATGCTCCTTCAGGAAAATTATATGATCCATCTAAACTAATTTTATAAAATTTGTCAGTAAGTATGCCAACTGAAACATTTTCAACACTTGAGATAGGTGCGTATGCTTTCGATATATTTTCAAACTGATCTTGAAATAAAGTTGAGTTTTTTAAGTCTTCGGGATCTCCAACATATGGTTCTACAATCAAATCTCTTGTAATTCTATAATTTGCATTTGATGGTGAGATAACATTGTCAATTGGACGAATAATTTCTACTTGCTCACCATAGAGAGCCCCAAAAAGTATTTTAAATGACTCATCAGTTCCCCTTGTAGAGTAAAAATCTTTTGATTGTCTAACAAATTGAGCTTGATTTAATTTTTCATCTAAATCCTTTTTAAAACCATGTAAAAATTGACTTTTTACCTTTTTAAGAAATTCATCTAAGAATAAAACACTTAAATTTTCAACTTTGGTGCCTTTTTCATGAATTGCCTCTGTTGTTGATGAAAAAACTAGATTTTCTGGATCTGAATCATTAGTGAAAGTTGTAATTCCACTAAACCCTCTTGTGCATTCAACAAAACTAATGTCTGTTTTACTTTTGTATGTTAAAATTTCATCATTTATCTTTATTAAACCATAATTTTCAGGAAATCCTTCTGTGTTTGATACAAAAATTGTTTCTGTACCAATTCCAGCATATTTTGTAGTAGAAGTAGATTTTATATTGTTAGCATTTTCACTTAATTTAATGTAAGAGTCAATATTTTGAATTAAATCAACTGGCCCACCTTTATATTCTTGTCCTAAGTAATATTGTGAGAGAAATTCACCCACCAAAGGAAAATCCTCTTGCACATAAGCAGGTAATTGATTTTTTACAATCTGATTTAATTGAACTCTCTTTTCTGACATCTTATCTTATGATGTTTCCGTTAGAATAACTTGTTGAAACTGTATAATTTGATCCTGATGGGTCAATACCAGAACTAATCTCATCCACAATAACGTTTACGATACTACTATCTAGTTGTAAATAGAGATCCTGTAATCCGATGACATCATTTGACTCAGGGGTAGCTGATATTTCTAAAATTTCCACATTGTCTTTTGTTTTCCCTGATACAATATTTATTGGGTCTAAAGTAACACGTCCTTTTTCATAATTTATTACTCCGATATTTCTTCTTACAATTACTGGATTAGACGTTCCAGAATCTAATGAAAATAATCCAATCTGACCAGTTTTACCATCTGAACTTGGGGTATCAAATAAGTAAACATTCGTATTAACATTCAATACTCGAAAGGCACTTGACCGAATGTTAAATCCGTTCATAGATTTAATGTGAAACTGATTTCCAAAGTCAATCGCATATTCTGCAACTTCTGATATCGCTAATCGAAGATCTCTTCTCATTTCAACAGTTGTTATATTTGATGTGACTGATTCATGACTTTGATCAACAACTTTTAGAAACTTACTATATTTAAATCTTGAGCCATAACGATTTAATTCAGATGATTCTGCATATTTTGTAATGTCTCTTTGTATCTTTGATGATACGAACGCAGAATTGGGTGCTAAATTTGTATTATAGTATACATTACTGGTTGTCTCAACGAACAAATACTTCAAATCTAATATTTCTGGGACAATTCCAGCTACAGCATACTTTTTAAGATCTCTTTTTATGTTTTGTTTAATTACATTTGGTACAAAATCGCCATTACGAGGTTTGATACTAATAAAAACTTTACCAAATTGAGGTGGAACAAGATCTTCACCCCCAAAAACTGAAATTGATTCAGTCTCAGGATATATTTTATTCGGAATTAGAATCTCATAGTCATTTGCACTTAAAGCTCTATTTTGAGTTGCATAAATTTGAGGTGCATATTTGCGAATTGAGTCTACACTTTCAATAACCTCACCACCGCTTGATGGTAATTGATTTGTAATCAAAGAAATTCCATCAGTAACACTTATCTCAACTGAATTTCTAACATATGTTAACCTACCAGAGTAAGAAAATGAATTAATTCCATTTGCATCTTCTCCAGAGGTTAGAATATAAGAGGCTTCAATTACATTTCCGTCCTGTAGTGCTTTTCCAAAAATATCATCACCAAAAATTAACTCATATCTTTCACTTTCAACCTCTTGAAGGAAAAATATGTTTGAATTACCGTTTATAACTTGCCCACTATCATTATCAAACAAATTATCATGTCTTTGATACTTAACAGACACGGTTGAACTTGCAGATGGTTTTACTTTTACTACTAATGTATCTAAATCTATACCTGTATTTGGTAAAATAAACTTTTGAAATGGATTTCTTGATGAATAAGTGAAAGTTTGCTCTAACAAAGTGCCTTCATATACTTCTAAATCCTCAAATATAGCAAGTCCGTCAACAACTGATACAGATTTATCCTCTGGAATACTAAAAACAAAGGATTGACCACCAAATTGATTACCTGTGCTTGCTACAGGGCCCTTTTTAAGTATTAAACTTGCTGGAGTTGGTGAAATTGATCCAATATCAGCAAAAAATGTTATTGATGCTCTAGATGATTTCTTTGATCTTGGTACATATCCGATATTTCTTGCTAAAGCAACTACATTTTCTCTTAAAGTTGCAGAATCAATGAAAACTTCGTTAGAAATCATGTTAGCATTATACGAAGTTATGTAAGTATTATATGCAAGAACGTCTATTATCGTTGACAGGTTAGATCCTTCAAAATCATAGTCAGTAAAATTAGAATTATTCTTTAAATAATCCTTTAATGTCTGTTTTATCTGGTCAAAATCCAGATTTGTAAAATTTTTAAGCGTCATTATCGAGTTGGCAGTAACACAAAGTCTAATTGTTGTGGTGGAATGTCAATTCCTACGATCCGATATACAATTGTTGCGTTCATTTCGTTGTTTTCAAAGTCAGGAGTAACTCTAACTCTTTCTACTTCGACTCTTGGTTCAAACTCTCTAATCGAAAAATCAATTTCATCACGAATTGCAAGAGCTGAAACCTCATCTATGTTCTCAAATAATGACTCAGTTATTTTTGAACCGAAATTAGGTTCAAAAAACTTTTCGCCGGGTCGTGAAAATACAATATTTCTTATTGATCGGGCAATCGCAGTCGTATTTTTCAAAGCAATCAGGTCATCATTGAGAGGATTAGTCTCAAATGACATGCTTATATCCTTAAATTCCTGTTTTACCCTTTCTAAAGGCATTAAAATGTAACTTGATCTAACTTATTTATACCTAAAAATTCGGTATATCATCAGGAGCTGCTTTTTCTTTCGCTGTTTTCCAGAAATAATTCTCATCATTACCAAGTCCATCACGATCATGACCGTTTTCAACCTGATAATACACTGTTGAAACCTTAAAATCGGGGTTTTTTGGTTTCTCAGGGGTCAAACTATTGTCAAAGATGCGTGTTCTGTTGTTGGGATACAAACAAAACTGCCCATTATCGAGTTCAATCAGGTTATGA